TATTTTGTATTTTTTATTTTGTATTATAGTTTACATTAATCCACGTATAACTCCAAATGTGGCGCGTCTTTGCTGCACCGGGTTTCTAGTAGTGTTTCTTAAAGCAAATAATATGCCTTGTTGTCTTTGCGGAGCTCGTCTGAGATAATTTCCCATATTTCTTTGTTGCCATGTGGTTCCGAATGTAACAATTCCAGCTTTTTTATCACCACCACAGCTTCCACCAGAAGAGCACCCACGATTTGTCAAAGATTCAACATTTCTGCCTCGTTTTCCAAAATGATACATCATACCAACCATTTTATAAATGCTTAATATTATTACAAATAAGAATAATATTAAGTTTCTTATTACTTTTACGAGGTTTATGTTTAACCAAGCTGACCTGAGTGGGAAGCGTAATAACCATTTCTGTTGTATTGCACAGGGTTTCTAGTTGTGTTAAACAACGCGAATAAAATATTAGGTTGACTTTGAGGAATTCTGTATGTCCATTTGTTACCAATGTTGTAAACGCTCATGAAGGGTTGACCGGTCCACAAACCGGCCTTTTTAATACCACCGATAGAACCACCACTCTGAATTCCTCTGTTAGATATAACGTCGACGTAACGACCGCGTCCGAACTGTGTTTGCATGCCTACCATTTATATATACCCTAAATATTTTATTTTTTATTTGATTGGGGAAAATAATATTTATCTAAATGGTTTAAATGTATCACATAAATAATAAATAATAAATAATGGAAGACAAAACCCTTGAAAAGAATATTCTTCACGACGATGATATTGTAAGTGGAGAAGACGGGCTAATTTTTAACCCATATAATCCCCTAAATGTGGAGATTACATTGAATGATGTTCAATCTATTCTCACTAAATATGGTGTTCCTGGAATGGTAAATAATATTGAACTTTATAAAAGAGCATTTGTTCACCGCTCTTATACTAAGCGTCCACAACTAGAAAATCTTGCTCAGAATATTACTATTGTAGAACGTCCTCCGGATTGTATGACTTTGAAAACAAAATCCAACGAACGTCTAGAATTTCTTGGTGATGGTGTTCTTGAGCTAATTACAAAATATTATTTGTATAGAAGGTTTCCTAAAGAAAACGAAGGATTTATGACAGAAAAGAAGATTGCTATTGTAAAAAATGAAGCAATTGGAAAGATTGCCATGGAAATGCATCTAAATAAATGGCTTATTCTGTCAAAACATGCAGAAGAAAAGAAGATTAGAACAAATTTAAAGAAACTTGGTTGTCTTTTTGAGTCGTTTTTAGGCGCTTTGTTTCTGGACTTTAATAAGATTTCTGTAAGGGATGAAGAAGGATGGTTTCAAGATATATTTGTTACTGGTCCCGGTTTCCAAATTGCTCAAAAGTTTGTTGAAAACGTTTTTGAAAAGCACATTGACTGGATTGCTCTTATTCAAAATGATGATAATTATAAGAACATACTGCAAGTTAAGATTCAAAAGGAATTTAAGGTAACGCCTCACTATTTAGAGATTGATCATGACGCTGAAAATGGATATAAGATGGGTGTTTATTTATGTATTGGTCAACCCATACACGCTGTCAGCATTCATAATGCAACACATATTGACCATGTAAAGACATTTAAAGAAATACAAGATTGGATTGTCAAATTTGGAAAAGTTCTAATTTTTCTAGGCGAAGGGCAACATAAAATCAAGCGAAAAGCTGAACAAATTGCTTGCAGTGAAGCCTTGCAAAAAATTAACGCTTATTCCACATAAAGTTTTATATATTTACTTTATATAAGCGATGAATCCTTTAGAATCATTAAAAGTAAAATTAAGAATAAAACCAGTTGTAGAAGAGCATGAAAAAGTCGCCGTTGTTATTCCTATTCCAACTGCTCCAGAAAAGGTTGAATTAAGTAAGGTAACTATAGTTGATGAGCGCGGAACTGACACTGGTTTTAATAGAGAAGATTTATTTACCAAACTACAAGAACGCAAAATAAATAAAACCGTTTTAAAACCAACTGTGAAGCTAAGTGCAGTTCAGGAAGAGCAAGAAAAAGAAGTGCCTCAAAAGAAGAAGGCTAAGAAGATTGCCAAAAAAATTTTATTTCAATTGCAAGAAGAGGGTGTTCCTATTGTTCAAGAAAAGGAACCCCAAGGTGAAGAAAAGGAAGTCCAAGGCGAAGAAAAGGAAGTCCAAGGCGAAGAAAAGGAAGTCCAAGGCGAAGAAAAAGAGGTAGAAGAAGTTGTTGTCACTAAAAAACGCCGAACCAAACGTCCCACTAAAGGCGTTATTCTTGTGCCTCCAGAAGAATGGGTTGATATTGATAAAGTTGAAACCATAACTCGCTTGCCTCCTAAGAAACCACATGTGAATATTAAGGTTTCAAGTTATTTTATGAATAATAGAGAGAAATTTGTCAACTTTATTAACTCTATGTTTAGCACATATCGTGAAGAAGTTATGGATGACTCATCTGAAATATCATGCGATAATATAGGTCAAAGTTCATCTGGTGAATTTTCTCTCTTGACTCATCAAAAACTGGTGCGCGATTATTTGAATTTATACACGCCTTATCGTGGGCTTTTGCTATTTCATGGATTGGGTAGCGGCAAAACGAATAGTTCAATAGCCATTGCAGAGGGGTTCAAGAGTAATAAAAAAGTTATTGTAATGACCCCTGCGTCTTTAAGAAGGAATTATATAGAAGAAATTAAACGTTATGGCGAACCAATTTATAAGAAGAATCAGTTTTGGCAATGGATTTCAACAAGAGACCATCCTGAAGCTATTGATACGTTATCTAGCGTGCTAAATTTGTCTATTGAATATATTAACAGAAAAAAAGGCGCATGGTTAATAAACACAACAAAACCCAGCAATTATGATACATTAGAACCAGCTGAAATCAAAAGCTTAGACGACCAACTTGACGAGATGATTCAATATAAATACAAATTTATTAATTACAACGGTTTGCGCCGAGACAAATTAAAAGATATGACAAACAACTTTGAAACGAATATATTTGATGACGCTGTTATTGTCATTGATGAAGCTCATAACTTTATTAGTAGAATTGTAAATAAGATTGCAAAGGAAAAAGAAATCCCTGTAGATAGAACTGGTAAAAAGGAGCGGGTTCCTTATTCATTGGCTCTCATTTTATATGAATTATTATTAAGTGCAAAAAATGCCAGAGTCGTTTTGTTATCTGGAACGCCAATTATTAACTATCCTAATGAAATTGGAATACTTTTCAATATCTTGCGCGGTTACATAAAGACTTGGGAGATTCCTCTTGACATCCGTTCCGGACAATCTGTTGGAAAGGAGAAGTTACAGGAGATATTCGCGAGAGAAAAAGTATTAGATTATTTGGAATATTCCAAAGACAAGGTGCTAACTATCACCAGAAACCCTTTTGGATTTGAAAATAAAGTCAAAGAAGACACTGGTTATCAAGGAGTTACAAATAAAAAGAAAGAATTTAAAGATGAAAAGGGAAAAATTCACATTGAAGAGCGTGGAACTATTAGTGACACTGATTTTGAACGCAGAGTTATTAGTATTTTGGAGAACGCAGGAGTAAGCGTAAATAGGGCTGGAATTAAAATTAATTACCAAAAGGCATTACCTGATAAATTTGATGACTTTGTTGAAATGTTTATTAAAGCCGATTCAGGTGAGACTAAAAATATGGAATTATTCAAACGTCGTATTATTGGTTTAACGTCTTATTTTAGAAGCGCGCAAGAGTCACTTATGCCTAAGTATGAGAAACTTACAGATTTTCATGTTATTAAAATACCAATGAGCGATTACCAATTTACTGTGTATGAAGCAGCTCGCGCTCAAGAGAGAAAACAAGAAAAGAACTCTAAGAAAAAGAAAGGTGTGATGGATGAAAATGGAATTTATAAAGACCCAACTTCAACATATCGTATTTTCTCTCGTTTATATTGTAATTTTGTTATGCCAAAACCTCCAGGACGACCTCTTCCAAAAGAAGAGCGTGAAGAAGCCACACAATTGGAGAATGTCTATGAGGAAGCTTTAAAAGAAACTTCCAAGAAAGGAACAAATGATTTGGAAGGCGAAGCATGGGACGGTGAAATTGAAGGCGACGAAGCAATTGAAAAATTAGCAGATGCAACATATGAAAGACGTATCCAACGAGCTATTGAGTTTTTAAAAGAACACGAAAGCACAGTATTATCGCCAGAAGGATTAGAAAAATATAGCCCAAAATACTTGAACATATTAGAAAATATTCAAGACCCGGAGCATCGCGGTTTACATTTGGTTTATAGTCAATTTAGAACACTTGAAGGAATTGGAATATTTAAAATGGTTCTAGAGGCAAATGGATTTGCTCAATTCAAAATTAAAAAGGATGCAAGTGGTGTGTGGAATTTAGATATTAGCGAAGAGGATAGAGGCAAACCAACATTTGCATTATACACTGGCACAGAGTCCGCGGAAGAAAAGGAGATTATTCGTAATATTTATAATAGCGATTGGGACATGAAATCTCCTATTACAACTGAATTAAAGCAGATTGCTCATAATAACCATACTGGAGAAATTATAAAGGTTTTAATGATTACTGCGTCTGGTTCAGAAGGCATTAACTTGAGAAGCACTCGCTATGTTCACATTATGGAGCCATATTGGCATCCAACACGCGTAGACCAAGTTGTCGGCAGAGCGCGGCGCATTTGCAGTCATAAAAATTTACCAGAGGCTCTGCAAACTGTGGAGGTGTTTCTTTATTTGATGACATTTACAAAAAAGCAAATTGATAGCGGAGAATCTATAGAGTTGAAAAGAATGGATAAAAGCAAACGAACTTACAAGATTCACGTAGAGGGAAAGGAAGACAAGGAGGAACACATACCATTAACTAGTGACGAAGCGTTGTTTGAGATTTCAACTATTAAAGAGGATGTAAGCTCTAAGATAATAACTGCCATTAAAGAGGCATCCATTGACTGTGCCGTTTATTCAAGACGCGGAACAAAAGAGCAATTAACTTGCTTGCAATTTGGTGAACCATCTTCTACAGCGTTTTCATACGTTCCTAGTTATAAAAAGGAAGAACCCGACACTGTCTCAAAGATAAATAAAAAACCAATTGAGTGGCGCGGCAAACCATACGAATTTCGTGGAAAAAAATATATTTATCGCAAGATGGATAAGGACCGAGGAAATTTATATGACTGGGATAGTTACCACAGAGCCTTGGAAAATCCTCAAGTAGAGCCAATTTTGATTGCTACTGCAGAGAAAACACCCGCTGGAGTTGTTATTAGAAAGATTTAGAAAGTTTATTTTTGTTTTTATTTTTGTTTTTATTTTTGTTTTTATTTTTGTTTTTATTTTTAATTTTTTTGGATTTGATACCATACGGGTTTTTCTCTCTTCTTCCATGAAGCTATCTTTTGTTTTTCTGGGGTTTGATAGTATCGGCGATATGCTTCAACCGCGTCTTCGCATTTGCATTCAACTGGCATTGCTTGAGCAAATGGTGTCAGACCTGATTTTGGAAACTTTTCCGAGCTTGGTGCATATTCTCGCAAATATTTTGCGACAATATACGATTTATGCATTTTTTCTGGGGGATGATTATACCGGTATTTCCACTCGGTATGCATAGCATCAACAAGGTCTAATGCCCACATATAATTTGCCAGAGATGTGCGCATCCAAATAGTTACTGGATGATTTTTGTGAGCAATCTTGTATATTTTTATTTTTGAGTTTATTTTATTTTCTGAATCAACAATTTGTATGGCAGTACAAAGCATCTGAACGGCTTCCAAAAGAATTTTAATAACGTGCTTGTCAAACATTGATTCTGCGCATTCTGTAAAGTTTAATGAGAGAATAAATAGATTCATTGTTATATTATAACTTATTTATTGGTTGTTTGTTATAATTAAAAAACTTATTTTAGTTTCAATTTTTTAATTTGAAATTATATTAATTTGCTGGTTGAACGTTTTTTGTTGTTAGACAAGATAACAATATAATTGCAACCATGCTTAGACGTTTCATTTTTTCATATTTTTTGTAATAATCATCAGGTTTTGATAGAATATACAGTTTCTCTAATCTCTCCTTTTCAGTTTCATTAGTTTTATTATAAATAATTATTAATCCTGTTAGCATTGATAGAACCAAAATTTCTGAGGGAATAATTAAATAATTGCTAGTAATTTTATTACTTAATTCTGAAATAACTGTTTCCATATTAAATGTCTCCCTATAAGTTGTTCTGACAATTGCTGATATTGATGCTATTTTTGTTTGGTCAAATTCAATTGCTTCATAAAGAGGAGTAATTTTATAAATAGGCTGAGGATTTTTAAACATTTTTTTTTTTGTAATATTGTATCTTTCTTCTTCGTAGTAATATTCTTCTTGCACATTTTCCCATACAACCTCTCCATCATCCCAGGTTATTTCTTTTATTTCGGTTAATTCATTTATTTTGCTAATTTTTATTAGACGTTCATTTTTGTGTTTAAATGGTGACCAAAACCCCATTGATTTTGATATATTTGAACTTAATAGTAAATACATCAACAAATCGCTTAAAACTCTCATACTTGTTTGTTATTATTTGACTTTATAATTTTTATTGAAAAGTTAATCAATTTTTATTTTGCTTATAATTGATAAAATTGTATTCATCTTTTCATCCAAATTTTTTATGAGAATGTTTATATTTTTTAATTCTTCTTTTAATTCATTTTCCATTATTTGAGGTTGTTTTGCAGGCTTTAATTTTGAGAAAATATCATTCTGTATGGGTTTATTATTGCCATGGTCAATGTCTTGAATATTCAAACTAATTCCATTCGCTTCATTAGATTCATATTCTGAATTTGGTCCCCATGTTACAGTTTTTTCTGATTTATCTAAAGGTGGACCAATTTGTATTAGTTTTGGTGTTTGCTGGTGAACATATTGGTATTGCGTTTGTTTTTGTTCCATTTTAATTTTTGAATTCTCATTGTCTTGTATTTTTTCACTTTTAACAGATGTTTCAGCAGGTTTTAACCATTTTGCAACTTCGTCTTTATTTAAAGTTTTATGAATATTTTCTATATCAAAATTCCGTTGAGCCAAAGTCCTCGCAATTAGTTCATCTATGGCGCCTCCAATCGGTTTATCTAATTCAGCGTCACCAAATTTTGGAGCTTCCGGAACAGGAATTGACATTGCGCTCATAAAATCGTTTTTCTTTTCTGAGAGAGACTTTTCAAACGCATTAAGTCTCTCGCTATGCAGGTCTTCTATAGTAAAATTAGTCGGTTCTTTGTTAGAAATGTTTATTTTTTGTGGTTGAAATTGTTGTTGCGATTGCTGAGGTTGTTTAAAACTTATCATGATTTCCCCAATAAATTTTTTATTCATTTGCATTAAATTCTGTTTTACTGTTTTCTCCCTTTCAAAAAATATTCTGGCTTGGTTTATAAAAAATCCTCTCGCATGAGACACTTGTTCTTGGGATTTTAATCTATCATTAATGTCATCTAAAATAATTTCCCAAAGCATTTCAATGTTCTCTGTTGTTATAAAATCTATGTTAATTTGAGCATTAGACATTTTTATATAATTAATAAACGTATATTATTTATATGATTTTACACCGTATATAAAATGATATAAAATCAAAAACTTTAAATTATGGCATAACAAAGGTTGTTTTTCTATATACACCATTTTTAGCCCACATATCAAATGAAAACTCTAACTTTTCTTCATTTGAACTATAACTAATATATGGGTTTAAATGTTGTTGCGAATAACTCCAAAGACGTATAGAGCACCATGTTGATTTTTTACCATTGTAAAGAGTGGTTCTTCCTTCTGTTATTAATCTTCTTTTCAATAGTATCCGAATTGATTCTTTATAAAATTCCTTATTTATTTTATTAATAATATGAATATTACCGCGACGAACCACGATTCTCTCGTCAAATGATAAAATAATTCTCACAATTTCTTCCGGAAGATATTTTGTTAGGCAATCTAATTTCATTTTCAATATATAATTATGAAATTATGCCTTTAAATTTATCTACCAGTCCAAACTTTTATTAAAGGTAGATTATGATAATTATCTTTTTCTTGAAAAGATATCCCCCAAGTACAATATGTGTGTATATTTCCCAACAATGTTTCTTCTTTTTCGCATTTTTTTAATAAACAACCAATTACTCGCTCAAATGACATTCTATCATTTCTTGTTATTACACATTCTAGTAGTTTGCTAAGATCGTATTTATTGTTAACGTAAAGCAAATAATCGTGCGCAATAATGGACATGCCACCAAAACAACCTTTCCATAAATCTTTATTTTCATAAAATTTAAGCAAATCATCATCATGAAACATTTTTATCATTTTTGTTTCATCCTCTATCTGGTCATAATAATGTTCAAAATCCCATATTAATTTAAATTTATTTACACTAAAATCTATATATGAGTTTATAAACACGCTATCATGAATTATAACAGCAATATCAAATAACTTGTTATGCAAATAATAAAAATATGGTAATAATTCAGCTCTTCCAGGATATTCGCTATTTATAATAGTAGTTTTATACAAATCCCGTTCTATTATATAATCGCGGTTACTATTATCATCTATAATAAGTATTTGGTTTTCAGGATAATATTTTCGGATACAATCGTAGCAATGATTCCAATAAGTATTTGTTAGTTCATTGTTTACGTGTCTCAATATAATAAACCCAACTTGATTCATGTATATAATTAATAATTATAATTTATTTAATATAGTTATCAATTTTAATTTCTATTTTGAATTACAACTCTTTGTTAAAATAAACTTTTCTGAATTGCTCCATATATTTGTCGTCTAATATATGAGTTTTAAAGTAAGTGCTATCGTGACGGTCTTCTAACATGTGCGCAATAAAATACAAAGAATAAATCCCACATTCTGTGTCACCATATTGATGTTCAACTGGATAATTCTGGTCAAACTTGAAATTAATGGGAATTTTTAATTGTTTACCTTGTTTAATAATACGGTTCACCAATTTCATTACTTGCCTGGGGGCCTTATCACCAGCACTATCAAAGAAAAATATCTCTCCCTTTTTAATATTAACAAACATAGAAACCCAGTGCGAACCTCCTTTATAATGAGGGTCCAAGTTAAATATCATTCCTATTTTGAATCGTTTATTTTTTATTTCGTCTTCAATATTGAAATGGCATAACTCTTCCCAAACACATTCACCGTATAATTTATGTGTGTCAAAATCAATTGGTGATGGGCCAATAAAATCAAAACATTTATATTTAATCTCATATTGCTTCATAACTTCCAATATATCTGTGCTTGATAACCATTCATTTGGGTTTTTACTCCATTCTTTGGGAGAGACTGGCGCAAACGAAGATTGTAATTCTTTATCTAATTTGCCATTGACAAACTTTTGTTTTAACCAACAGGATTCTTTGTTGCAGACACCTCTTAACTTGTTGTTTAATTGAGTCCAAATTTCCTTTGCGTCGTTGGATTCAATCTTGGAATCTTCATGACGAGCATTCCATAAATCTTTCAACTTATACAAAGTTTCATCTTCTAAACACGTATATTTTTTATCAGCAGTCTGTGGACTGCATCTTAATTTTACTGTCTTGAACTCCTTCATCATTTTTTCTCTAAATAGATGGTTTCTTCTTGTAGTTTGGTTATTAGAAGATTTATGTTTTTGTGTCCTTCTCATTGCTTTTGATTTTTTCCTCTGAGGTTTCCTCATATTTATTATTGATATTATTCTTTTTACGAATACCTTTATTTTTAAAGACTGGGTCTTTTAAGTTAATGTCTTTTTGCATTGGAATAATTTGAGCCTTTTGACCTATTTTTGTTGTTGTTCTTTTAACTATTTTTTCTAGAGAATTTGGTTCGGTAATTTTAATAGAACGCATTAATAACTTATTTAGTTCAGTTTGATCGCTTTCTGATAATGCATTGTCTAGTGTTCCCAGTTCATCAATCATTCCGTCATAATCTGACTGAATTATGTCTGTTTTATCTAAAGTTTTAAAATATTCAATACAGACTTTAGTGTATGAATCAAATGCAGAAGACACATCTGGAAACATCATTTCAGGTTTTTCATTATTTAATAATTGTTTTGTTAAATCAAAAATGCGACGTTTATAAAATTTTTTCTCCTTTTTATTAACAGTTTTATTATTTGGTTTGCCTTCTGCTTGTCTAAGATATTTTGCATATTGTGTTTTGTTCATTAAGCATTCTAAAGTCAGTTCTGATATTATATTTTCTGTCATTTTATTTTTTTTCTCTTGAGAGAAAATGCCGCAGCCCCTTTAAGTTGTTTGTTCCGTTTTTTATGTTTTTATTCCAATTTTTTATTTTTTCTGTTTTTTATTTTGCACACACATGTCATTTGGAGTTAAATCTTTAAGTTGCTGTCTAGTGCAGTTTTGGAATAATCCTTGACCAATATTCTCAGTATTTGGGTTAAATGAGTTAAAATGCTCGTTTTGAAATAATCCGGGAAAAGGTTGCTGCACGTTGCTGCTATTATTTTTAAAATTAAATTTATACAAATCACTATTTGAACTAGGAACATATACTGACTGACTGCATGATTGAAGTGCGTAAATTTGGTTTCTTAATTCAGATTCCGTGTTAATATTTGTGGCAAAACCAGACCATGGTGCTTGCGCATTTCCAGGGTTAAACACTTCAGTTGTGCTATATACTGGCTGTTGCACTAGTTGCGTTTTAATTGGTGCCCTAGGATCCACAATAGGCATGATAGAATATTTTGTCATAACAGGCCTTACACTTAGATAAGGCTGCAACATATGCGACGGAATATTTCTATCATAGATTCTCGTATTAATAGAATTTGTTATTTGCGATGCACACTCTCTTAATCCTTGTTGGGTTGTCATTAATATACTGAAATATAATTTATTTTAACCTTACTACACTTTTCTAAATTTATAAAATCAATATAAAGAAAAATGGCCTTAATAAATAAGGAAACTATATGTGTGGAATATTTGCATTATTAAACAATGATAACTTGTTTCAGAAAAAATTTATTAATGACCAATTTATGAAGGGCCAAAGCCGAGGACCAGAATTTTCTAATATGCAATCATATACACTACAGTGTTTATTAGGTTTTCATCGTTTAGCTATTAACGGTTTGAATGATTTGTCCAATCAACCAATTATAATTGGTGATACTGCTGTTATTTGTAATGGTGAGATTTATAACTATAAGGAACTATATGAACTAATGGGCATTAAACCTAAAACACAATCAGATTGTGAAGTAATTATCCATTTATACAAAAGGTATGGAATAAAACAGACTCTGCAAATGTTGGATGGTGTTTTTGCATTTGTTCTTTGCGAGGTTAACTTCAATGATCCAATATCAAAGATATACGTTGCAAGAGACCCATACGGTGTTAGACCCTTGTATTCTTTAAAACAAAAAACGTTTCAACCAGATAGCCGGACACCTATTTATGGGTTTGCGTCGGAACTAAAGCAATTGTCGGAGTTTTCTAAAGAGCTTCCAAACCACGTTGTTGAACAGTTTAAACCCGGGACTTATAGTAAGTTTACTATGAAATATCAGGTATCTCCAAAGTGGGAACTTAAAAAAGAACAATATCTATATCATTCTACTGGTTTTTCTACTGTTATTAATGAAACACAATATGATATTGGATGCACGTTAAAAAATATACAACATTATTTGTGTGAAGCAGTAAAAAAGAGAGTCTTAGTTACTGAACGACCGATTGCGTGTTTATTGTCTGGTGGTTTAGATAGCAGCTTAATTACAGCGCTTGTAAATGAGAATCACAAGAAAAATTCTGACAAGCCATTAGAAACATTTAGTATTGGTCTAGAAGGTTCGGAAGACTTGAAATACGCTCGGATTGTCGCAGATTATTTGGGAACAAACCACACTGAAATTTTATTGACTGAGCAGGATTTTGTTGATGCAATTCCAGAAGTTATTTGTGCAATTGAAAGTTATGATACTACTACAGTAAGAGCCAGTATTGGTAATTATTTGTTGGGAAAATATATTTCTGCAAATAGTGATGCAAAAGTTATCTTCAACGGAGACGGTTCAGACGAGTTGTGTGGTGGTTATTTATATATGCACGCAGCACCAGATGCAATTGAGTTTGACAAGGAATGCCGTCGTCTTTTGAGTGACATTCATGCATTTGATGTTTTGCGTTCGGATAAGTGTATTTCGTGTCATGGTTTGGAACCTAGAACTCCATTTTTGGATAGAACGTTGGTTCAGTATTACTTGAGTATTCACCCGTCACTAAGATTTCACAAGGGAAACAAACAGAGTGAGAAGTTTTTACTAAGAATGGCGTTTAGTGAGAATAATTACTTAAATTCTAATGGCTGTGCATTATTACCTAAATGTGTTTTATTTAGAACCAAGGAAGCGTTCAGTGACGGAGTTAGTAAAACAACTAGGTCTTTGTATGAAATTATTCAAGAAAAGGTTGTTGTTTTGGCAGCTTCAACAGAACTGTTTAATGTAAAGTATGAGCATAACACGCCAGATACAGATGAAAAGAATTATTACCGCAGCATCTTTGAGAGTTACTATCCTGGACTCGGAACTATAGTTCCCTATTTTTGGATGCCGCGTTATGTAGACGCTAAGGATTCTAGTGCAAGAACATTGCAAATATACAATGAAGTTAAAACTGACATAAGTTAAATAAACATTGAAATATTTAATTCATATTTTTTTCTGAGTTACATCTTCAAAAGTTTATGCAAATGAGAATATGTTATCAAAATAAGTAATCCAATAGGTAAAAATAATGGTTCATAATAGTTTACGTAAGTCCACGTCATTACAAATATAATTGGAAATATATTACCAGAAGGTATCATTTTGTAACAGTCGGAAGTTCTAAAATAAATCCAAAATCCGGAACAAATTACAGCAATGATTACTTTATTGCTGTAAGTTAAATAATTATCTAATATCATATTATATATTATGTTTACAAAATTATATTTAGACACGACAAATCCAAAACTTACTTTCTCTCATCTTTTTGAGGCAACGACATTGGGTCCAATGATAGTTTCCATCCTTCTACACACAATTGTTTACACTTTATTTTGTAATATAGTAAGTTGGGTATTCTTTGGAAAATTATTATCAAAACCAATAAATCTAAGACTAGTATCATGTTTAATTTTAATTATGTTTTTTGGGTTTATAGGAAGATTTATTCACGTGAAAGATATTTATAAAGGATATAATGGAAATATGGAAAAAACGAGAGAATATACAGACAAACACTATATTTCTTGGGTGTTTATTTCATAAGAAATTATTTGAATGCTAGATAATAAAATAAAATTTACGCGTTTATTTTATTCGTTACATATAATAAAATATGTCAATACATAAGGATTTATATAAGATTCAAGATTTTTGGTTCAACGTTTTCATTGTTTTAACATATTCGCTATATATATTATTTACAATTGGACTATTTAAAAGCGCTCCACAATATTTAGAAAGGTTAGATTACTATGTTAAAATATATATAAGCTTATTCTTATTATGGAGATTCAATCCTTTTAGAAAAATTCATTTTACAGAACTAGATAGAAAAATAGCATTTAGTGCCGGAATATTCTTATTTACAACTAGTGCAATTAATCAAATACTTAACAACTATTTAACATACGCTAAGAATAAATTAATATCAAAAATTTCTTTCGGTTCTTTAAATAATAATAATAAATCAGAATAAATCAGATTAAATCAGAATAAATCAGATTAAATCAGAATAAATCAGAATAAATAAAAATGCTAAAAGCACTAATAATATTTTCTTCTAGTTTTTTGTTTGTTTGTTCTACTACTATTTTTTAAGCTTTGTCTCCTTGTTATTTTTCTTGTAAAAATAGAATAATTGCGATATTCATTTGAGTTTTTATTGAAGAATGCTTCTAAATGTTCCATTGTTTTTTTTGTAATAATTTTATCAATCTCATACTCCTTATGGTCTTTTTCCATATAAACAAATTCATATTTGTTCATATTCTCTTTCATAAAACCAACAAAATCATCAACGTTATAATTTTCCATAATAATTCTACAAAGATGTGTATTGCTATTAATGAACCTTTTAATCATTGTGTCAAAATCTAAATCATGTGTATAAGGCTTAACTTTTATATAATACACATTTTCATAATTCATTTGCGGATAATAGGTATCATCTAAGTAACATATTTCAGCATCTTTTGGAACCTTTGTGCACTTTATTAAATCTTTCATTGATTTATTATGACTAGAACGACAAAATTCTATTCTTTTTCCGTTTATTTTGAAGGCAGATATAATGTGATTAAATATCTTATAGTTCATCTTTGATTCAAAATAATTTTTAATATAATTTACCCATTCTTTAGGACCTTGGTTATTTGTGTAAATCATAACTCCTTGACACTGTTTATTAATCTTTTTTTGTTTTAAAAAATTAAAAATGGTAAAAATATTTGGACGTAAAAATTCTGGAAATAAATCTAATATGCTATTGAAATCTTCTTGTGCCAGAGTTGTTTTATTATCTAAGTGATGTAATTTAAGGTAGTTATTCAATGAATCCCAGAATATTCCAAACTCAACAAAATAACCCATGGTTTCATCCATGTCAAATACTACTATTTTGGATTTATTTAGATGCATCTAAAATAATAAGATATTTTAAATAATCTTAAAAAAGTTATTTTAAGAATATTTTATTGTCCACAATTTATATGTTATCTGGAAAAGTTGGTGAAAAAATAATTTATTCAAATGAAGATAAAAAAATGGAAATGATTAATAAAATTAATCAGCTTAAATTACAACAAATGCGCATTTTAAATTATAAAAGGAACAAAAAACAAGTGTATAATAGTGTTATACCATTGAAAATCTATCAAACATGGCATTCTAAAGATTTACCTGCACGTATGAAACATTCAGTTGAGATAATAAAGGCAAAGCATCCACGTTTTGAGCATATCCTTTTTGATGATAATGAATGTAGACAGTTCATAGCTGCAAATTTTGACAGTGTTGTATTAAAAGCATTTGATTCTTTAATACCAGGTGCTTATAAGGCTGATTTATGGCGTTATTGCATTTTGTATAAAAATGGAGGTATATACTTGGATATAAAATATGCCTGCATAAACTCTTTTAGATTTATTGAATTAACTGAAAAAGAACATTGGGTATTAGACATCAATGGAAATAATATTTATAATGCTCTTATAGCAGTTAAACCAAACAATGAAATTTGTCTTAAATGCATTAATCAGATTGTGGAGAATGTTAGAAACAGATATTATGGTTCTTCATGCGTAGACCCTACTGGTCCTGGTTTAGTCTCTCGTTTTATAGGAGAAGAGAGAAAAAATATTGAACTTGAACATATTTTTAACAAACCAACTGGGGATAAATTTATTCTTTATAAAAATGTTGCTATTTTAAAAATGTTTAAGGGTTATTATGAAGAACAAGACGCAAACAAAAAGGTTATTCATTACGAATTTTTATGGAATCACCGCAGAATTTATAAATAAATGTATAAATTACATTAACTTTTGGAAACGTTCATTTTTCCACCCATCCGCGTCAGAACCAGCGTAAAGATGTTGAATCATTGTTTGGTGAAAACGTTCTGCAATAAAACATATCATTGCACTGTTTTTATAACAAGCATATTGTTTCTTATTATTAAACGTTTTCATGTTGTTTTCTTGTAAATATTTTTCAATACCATCTGTAAAAACACCAGGACCTGTTAAAAAGTGAATAATATGTTCCCCCTTGATAACGGGAATATTTGAAATTCTTTTAATTGATAATTCAATAATAGATTTTAAAATTGGAGAATTTGCTGGTGCAGCAAACGTCCATTGACATAAATGCATAGTATCTTCTTCTGGTGCGCATACCATCATTGTTTCGCAATTTGTAAATATATTTGGATTGCATTTACACATAGCATCTGCATCGGCATATATTCCACCATACTTATATATGATGCAATATCTCCATAAATCTGCCTTCATTACTGGCAAAGGGAGTCTATTATAAACATCGTATATAACATCGCCAAATTCTTCAACCATATCTGTTCTCATGAATTCATCACACATATCATTTGTGTAAAAATAATAACCATATTCAGGCACAAACTGTCTCCAGGTTCTCATTGCAAGTTGCAATTTAGGCTTACTCTTAATATATTGAATGGATTTGTGCGTTTGGAAAATTCTTTTTGGAATTCCAGGTTTCTGTTGTTCTTCTTGTTTCTCTAGGTTTTCGTCCTTTTCAGATATAGTTATTTCCATTTATAATTTATTTTAAGTTATTATTTTTAACTTTTAAACTATAAAATATAAAATATAATTTATATCTTTACATATTGTAATAACTGATATGCCTTATAAAATTACAAAAGCAGATTACTCCAAGATACTTGATTATTATGGATTAACTGGTCCTAAAAGTGCAGAAGATATTAAAACAACCGCTGAAAAAATTTTAGCAAAGAAATTATGTTCTTGTATCAAGAAAGTAGACCCAAGCGCAAATGCCGAACCAAGAACTATTGGTATTTGCACTAAAGCGGTTATAAACAGAAAAGGTTTAACTCGCGGCAAATTCAAATGCAAAAATGGACGCAAGATTGAATTGAAAAAGACAGCAAGGAAACTTACTGTGCCAAAAACTAAAAACAAAACAAAGACACAAAAAAAAGCGTTAAGAGTCGTTTAGCAATTATAAATTATTATCTATCATAATTATATGTCAATGCATAATAAATATGATATTATTATTGTAGGTGGAGGAATTTCGGGGTTATATAGTGCGTATAAAATTCTTAAAATGGCACCAAAAACTAAACTACTAGTTCTTGAGCGCTATAAAAAAAACTGGCTTGGAGGCCGTATTAGCAATGAAATGTTTCAAGGGGTCCAGGTTGTTACTGGCGCAGGAGTGGGGCGCAAAGAAAAAGACTATTTGTTAATTGACCTCTTAAAAGAGTTGAAAATACCATACGGTGAATTTCAAACATCACACAATTACGCAAAAACTATTTCACCGACATGTGACACAAAAAAGTTATTTAATATATTAAAAAAACAATTTAAAGAACATCCGGTAAAAAAAACGTTCAAAGAATTTGCACTACCCATTCTAGGTCCTTTTATGTATAAAAACTTTACTATTTGTGCTGGTTACACTGACTATGAAAACGAAGATGCTCACGATACACTTTTTAATTACGGATTTGATGATAACTTTGATTCCTGGACTGCTCTGCATATTCCATGGAAGCTATTGGTTGATACCATTGCTAAAAAAATTGGATTCCAAAATATTCGTGTGTCAAGTAATGTTACTGAAGTTAAAGAGTTATCAACGTGCAATTTTATTGTTCATACTGAAAAAGATGTTTCTTATTCATGCAATAAGGTCATATTGGCTACTACCATAAGCAGTGTTCAAAAACTCCTTCCTCACGAATCAATATATAAACAAATTCACGGTCAAACATTTTTGCGTTTGTATGGCAAATTTACCAAGGCATCCGCCGATATAATGAAACAATATGTTACTGGATATACTGTTGTACCCGGTCCTTTGAAAAAAATTATACCCATGAATGCGGAGAAGGGTGTCTATATGATTGCCTACAATGATAATGATGACGCCAAGTTTTTAAAAGACCGCTTAGAAAACAAACCAAAAAATAGAGATTATTTTTGCGAGTTACTGGAATATTCTCTTGGAATTCCTAAAGGTGCCCTGAATTTAATTGCTATTAAGGACTTTTATTGGCCAATTGGCACTCATTATTACGAACCTTTGCATGGTCCATTTAAAAACCGTAAAGACTTTATAAAGAAAGCACAAAATCCAATGCCTGGAATGCTTATTGTAGGAGAGATGATTAGCATTAATCAGGGTTGGACTCAAGGTGCTCTTGAAAGCGTGGAAGCAGTTGTTACTAAAAAATGGGTTAGTAGCAACTGTTAAATTTTGAAAGAGTAGTTATTAAACATTTTTGAAAAATACTTAAAAATAACAAAACAAGTAATGTATAAATGCAAAATATTCTTGGTTTGCTTTTTCTTTTCTATTGTGGCGTGAATAGTTTTAACTTTTACGGAGCAACAAGACCTCTTGGTTATTTTGACCCCCTTGGTTTTGCAAAGAATAAGCCAGAAAGCGAATTAGTAAAACTTCGTGAAGCTGAATTAAAACATGGTAGATGGGGAATGATATCTGCAGTAGCAATTCCTGTAACTGAACTAGTTACTCACGAACAAGGTATTCACGTTTTAGATAATGCAGATGCAATTACTGTGTCAGCATTTGTTGGCGCAGTTGCTGCGTCTGAATTACAATCTTTGTTATTAGGTTGGGAGGACCCATTTAAAAGTTCATCAAACTTATTTGTATTGAAGAAAGATTATCAACCTGGAAGTCTTGGATTTTCACTACCCCAGTCATTCTTGGGCAAAGATGAGACGTTTATGTTGGAGGCTGAAGTAAATCACGGACGTCTCGCCATGATTGCTTCATTGGGAATGATAGCGCAAGAACTTGTTACTAATAAGCCCCTTTTCTAAACTATTCAAACACACATTTTAGATATTTTATTTCTTTTCATATGTTATGAAGACAATAAAACGAGCTCATAAAAAAATGGCAAATAAATCAAAAACAAAAAAACAATTTTTATACAATCCTAATAATCCAAAGAAATCGTTTGACGTTTATATAGATAAAAACCCAAAAGACACAATTCATATTAAATATAAAACAATAGAAGACGTTAAAAATACAATTGACAAACTTGAAAAATTATATAAGAATAAAAAATATACACATAAACGAATTTGGCAGGTAGCTATGATTATGAAAGTTCGTTTAAATGTTTTGAAAAATAAAAAACTAGAGCATTACACTTTATCAAAAAAATATTTTGATTTCTTAGGAAAAAGAAGTAAATTAAATGATGACTTGCGATATAAATCTATATTTAAATATTAATTTGAATATAGTTGTTTAGTTTATGTATCTCCTATTATTGCGTAATAACCGTGATAACCAATTGATGCAAAACCCAACATCAATAGTAACTCATATGCATATCTAGGTGTAACTTGTTTATTGTAGCCAATGTAAACCAAAAGGGGACCAACTACAAATATATGGAACAAGTTGACCCATGGATTTTTGCCTGCGTTAACTTTAAGATAAGTCTTATATGCGTGATAAAAAACAATGATAATGCCAAGGGTTAGCAAAATCGGATACATAAATGCGGGCGTATTTGTAGATTTAATTCCTACATACAAGAATAAAGTTCCAACTATCAAAATATGAAACAAATGAACATACAATTCCTTCATTTTATATTATTCATTTATTTATTTTTCTTTGTAAAATATATAAATGTCTACAACACAATCTGCGTTTAACTATTCCAACACACAAACTCATCAAACTGGTGGGAAAAAAACGGTTAGAAAGGTTCTTATTAAGAAGGGAAAAGGTCACAAGAGTGTTAAATATTATAAGAATGGAAAACTCGTTTCAACTGTAAAACGCGGACTAAAACCAGTTGAAGTTGCCTTCATCAAGATTGGTAAGTTTATTCCTGGACTATTCAAGGATTGTCCTTGCAATAAAACAAGAAAACACAGACGTCACTAAATATTATTTTGCAAGATGATCCATTGCCGATAAAAGCACTTGTTCCTGAGCTGTTAGCTTCTGGAATACTAAACACTCATCCATTTTTATCTGATAATGTTT